ACCAGCTGTCATCCACCATGGGGGTGTTCGGTCAAGTCCGAGGGTCGCACCCCCTGCAATGTCACTGGCGAGATATGCACTACGCCATCTGACAGGGAAGACGTGGATCCCATCAGTCGGCCATTGATTGAAATCAGCGGTCAATCTACGGGCCAAACCCTTGAACGCATCCGCCGTGAATTCATACGTCACCCGAGGGCTTTGACGCATTGACTCACGGCGCTCAGTTCCATCCCGTGATGTGAGGATACTGGTTAGGAATTCCAAGTGCTCAGTGACAGGACTTGACCAGTTTGGGCGAACTGCGGTGATGGTGCCTACGCGGCGAAGTGCCTTATCCATCATTAAACTCCAATAGCTGGTCGAATATCATCCTTTAAGTCACGGATTTTATTGACAATTAATTCATCACTACCTGCATTGGCAAATGCCGATTCCAGTAGTGCAAGACCGTCAATTGCGTTGACGATCCTCAGGGGCCGCTTACCAGACTTAGCACCAGCGTTGTCACGGTGTCGAGGGTCATTCTCAGGAAGAATTTCTTCGTTCTTTTCAAGGATTGCGGGAACCTCATTTGCCTTCAGACCTGCGATGCCACCAGTGTGGTAACGTGTTGCATTATTGAACCAGCTTGGTGACACGGCGCGGGATGGTGCAGACTCACCAGCAACGCCGCCCTCATGGAAGATACTGGCGATACCACCAGCAATCACACCACCCACACCACCAGTTGCCCCACCAAACGCCGCAGTGAGCGCGTTGAGGAACAACTGCTTCAGGATCATGGTACCAATCTGGATCAAGAAATCCGCAGCGAATTTGCGGAATGACTGCCAAAATGCGTCAACAGCATTCTCACCATTTGCGATTGCCTCAGCAAAACTTTGGAATGAATTGGCGAGGCCATCAGCAAGTTGGTTATTGATTTCTTCACCAGTGATGATGACCTTTGCTTTGAGTTCATCAAGACCGAGGCTTGCTGCCTCTAACTTAGCGATGGACGCAGCGGCACCCGGTCCACCCAGAGCTTCCCAGAATTTGATTGCAGCCAAATACGCCTCATCCAGACTCAGGGCGATTGCAGTAATTTCGGCATCTGTTTCCAGCGCCCCTGCGGCGTTACCCTGTTCCTTTTGAAGATCGCGCTTTTCGATGAGAGCATTCCGTTGAGCCTCAAGATCGTTCAGCTTTTTATCAACCTCAGCAATGGCCTTTTTGCGTGTCTCCTCTGCGCTGAGTGCATTTTCTTTGTCATACAAAGCGCCTGTTTGGGCGACGATGGATGCCAATTCTGTTTCAGTGATATTTGCGTCATCCGCTTTAGCTGATCGAATGGCTTCCTCAATGGCGGCCTGACGTTCACGACCACCATTAATGAGGTCTTGTTGAGTGATTGCGAAAGCCGTGTCAGCGATAGACTCAGCCGTGTTGGTACGGCCATCAGCTGCGGTTTCTTCAGCTTCCTCACGGCGCTTTTTAGCTTCCTCAGCGGCATCCTCTTCAGCGGTGAGTGTTGCCTCAATGGCGGTTGTAACACCACTATATGCGGCCAACATGCCTTCAGCTTGAGCGCGGTGATCATCCATCTGATCATTGACTTTATCATTGGCCGTACCGGGAGCACCGCCACTGGCCGTGTCACTGCGATTACCACCATTTGCGGTGCCAGTATTAATGGCCGCGTAGATCCGCTTCAGACCGTCACCAGCTTGAACACCAGCATCAGCCAAGTATTTACCAGCGGCCTCAACCTGTTCAGTGATTCCAGACTCACGGGTAATACCATAACGCTCACCAGCGGCACCCGGCCCGTCACCCCATTGGATTAGACCGAAGTGCATACCCTGCGATGTCACATTGTCAGTCCCAACGGTTGGGCTGAATGTGCCAGCGGTCTCATATGAGATTGCAGTCAGAATATCCTCTGCGGCTAAACCCATTTTATCAGCTAATAGTGTGACGGCCCGAACCAGTTCCTCATCATTACGTCCAGATGTGGTACCAGCGCGATTGGCAAACTTTGTCTCATACGATCCGGCACTTGGGCTACCACGGAACGTGAGATCCAACTCCTCTTGAGCACGGGCGGCCAGTTGCATGGCGGCGGCGATCTCATCAGCGGTCTTGGCAACCTTCAGCAACTCAGTGAGCATTTCACCAAGGGCGTCAGAGTCAGCCATGTATTCCATCTCATCGGCAACGCTTTCGATGGTCTTACCAACTTGACCCATGAGTTCATCATAGCGTTCAGCATTCACCGCAGCTTGCTCACGCTCAGTGAGTTCGCGTTTGATGGCGCTTGTCATATCATCCAGTGTGCGACCGTAGCGGGCCGTTACATTGTCCAGATCTTCAATTTTAGAACCCATCTCGGTCGCAGCGGTTGCAGCTTGACCGAGATCATTGGTTGCCTTAGCTGTCTCACTTGCCAAATCAATCAGATCAAAGATTAACTGACGTGCATCCAAGTCAGTTAATTCTTTTGAGAATTCAGACAGTGCCTTATGATAGGCTTTAATGTCATGTGTATCATTGAATTCGTCAGTCATCGCCTCCAATTGTGCTGAGAATTCCCTACGACCCTGACCATAACGGGGATCATAAAACATGCGATTGATTGCGCTATTACCCGCCTGTGATGTTTTCACAATACCTGCAACCATGCGATCGAATTGACGCAAGTAGTTTTGCTCAACTTCAGGCAATCCAATATCGTTGGGTAGGGCGTCACGCCATTCACCAGCTTTACCTTTAGCCTCTTCATATGCAGTAAGGATCACACTCATGATACGGGTGTGCTCATCAATTGAACTATTCACCTCACCAATACCGCTTGTCCATCTACCGAGCAACGCGCTCACCACGGTTGTCAGCGCAGCAATTGCCAACCCACCGGGGATTGCCAGCAAGGCCACCCGTAGACCTTTGGCACCGATGGAGAGTGACGCCATTGCACCTTGTGCGGTACGCATAGATGCTGTTGTTCCAATCAGACTCCCTCGGGCCAGTTTAAGACCAGCGACCATCCCAAGGACGGCCTTACCTGAGTTAACAAACCATTGAGCCAACTTGAACGATACGAATGTGCGGACCAGCACCATAATCGTGTCAAAGTTCTGAATCACAATCGGTAGGAAAGATACAAGCTGACCCATGGCCGCACCGATGCCGAGGAAGAAATCACGACCTTCACGGCTCTTGAAGTAAGTGATCATCTCCTTCAATGCGACATTGAGCGCATCAATGAATCCACCTTCACCAATGCGAAGTTTGGCTTGGAATAATTCGTTTGTGAATTGACCAATCAGAGTGGTTGTTGTGCGCAGTGACTCACCAAGTTGTGGGCCAAACTTCTTCTTCAATGTGTCTGCAAACTTCAGCAAATTCTCTTCGGTTGCGAGAACATTACCTTTGCGCATTTCATCAAACAGCGTGTCAACCGCATCAGCGGATCCATACAATGCCTCAGCCAAAATGTTGGCCGCGCCGGGGAGACGGTCCCCCAATTGTCTAGTGACCTCTTCGGCGGAAAATTTACCCTTACTCATAATTTGAGTAAGTGCTAGGAATACGCCCGACATCTGTTCAGTGGATAGTTTGTTCACTCGACCAGCTTCAGCCATGTTGAGGAACACCTTGCGGGTGGACTCGCCGCTGAAGTTTGCAGCGTTAGATGCGACTGCAAACTTTGAATATTCGTCAGCCAACACGCCAAAGTCTACGCCGAGACGTGCGGCTTGGCGCTCAAGGAAACTGAGTTCGTCAGCCGTTGCACGGGCATCACCCTGCATAACAACCATCAAGCGGTTCTGTGCGGCCTCCAATGTCCGATAGGCACTCACAACCTCCTTCATCAGGCGCAAGGCCTCATGCAGACCACCGTAGGCCAATGCGAGGCCAATAACCTCAGCACGGATCCGCTGAGTCAGAGACAGTGCCGTGCGACCAGTTGAATTATAGTTGCTGTAAATTCCACCCATGGCACCACGGATGTTTTTAGCAGCGCCGGGTAATCGGTTTAGCGCCGCGATCTGTTTGTTTAATTCAGCCTCAGCCACTTTGGCAGCAACACCGACTTCACGGGCCGCCTTGGCCGCGTTTGATTGAGGTGCGAGGGTTGCGCGGGATGTGGATGATAGACGGGTATATTCAGCATTGAGAAGTTCATATGACGCACGGGCCTTATCAACCTCAATGCGCTGGGCTTGCAACAGTGCTGCGGCCTTTGGGTCCGTGAAGGATCCACCGCCGTCAGAGAACTTATTCAGAGCAGCGTTGACGCGCTCCATCTTCTCCATTTCAGCAACAACCTCACGGGTGGAAGCCTCAAGTTTCTCCTGATCGGCGGCCAGAGCAGCAATACCACCCTGACGGGCAACAGTTTGGATCTTACCAAGTTCAGTGCGCCCCTGAGCCAATGCAATATTGTTACGTTCAACAACTGAATTCAAAGCGGCGAAGTCCCGAACAAGGGCGGCCTCAGCGGCACCAGCTTGCTTGGCAGATGTGTTAACATCTGTCTGAGTTGACTTCAGAGTCTTCATACTTGCGGTGAGTTCATCCACAACCCGTTGGGTCTTTGACAACTCAAGACGCTGATCACCAACACCATCCGCTTGAAATACAAACGCGGATTGGGCGGCGGGACGGGAGAACGATGTTTGATTACTTTTAGATGCCGCAGTAGCGATGCGCTTATAAAGGTTCTCTTCTAATGTGAGTTCCTTGCGTAATCCCGCACGGGCGGCCTTGGCCTCAACCAGCTTGGCTTTCTGAGTGTCATAGGCGGTGCTGAGTTTCTTTTGCTGCGCGGCGAGTTCAGCCGTCACAACCTTGGAAGATTTCAAATCTTGCTCAAGTAATTTTTGATTAGCCGATGCAATCTTAGCTGAGTCAGAAAGACGCTTAACCGCTGATGAGGCTTTGTTGATTGAACCCGAAACATCTGCGGCGGCGCGTAGCTTTTTGGCTTGCCCAACAAGAGTGCTATATTCGGTGCTCAGTTTTGAAATGACTGAAGCCCCAGAACCACTTGCCCGGTTGGCATCGGTCTGAGACTTCTTCAATTCCTTTAACGCCGAGTTAACCGATAGAATGGTTTTTGTCGCAGCGTTTTTGGCCGTGATGGTTAGGTTTACGTCTTTGTTTGCCACGGTCGGCACCTCACTAATGTGGAATTCCTAACCAGTCATCATTTTGATTAGCTTCTTAAATCCAGTAGCACCCTTTTTGGATTGTGTCGAGGAAACAGCCCCTTGGTTTAGGACGGCCCGTGTCACTTCTTCCTGTGCCACAAACTCTTGCGTCCAAGCCATATTCACATTCAACATTCCAAGAGTATAGAACCTTGCGTGAATATGGCCCTTTAGGGTTAAGTAGCTTACTTGCTTGGTGACATTGCGGATGTAATCATCGAGTCCTGAACTGCTTCGCTCACCCCCGTGAATCCGCCCATCATCCGAACCACTGTTTCCA